TTTATTTACTCGTTACACTTTGGTGTCAGCTAATATATCAATCATTCCAGAATTTATTGAAAAGATAGAGTTAATGGGTTTGGAGTCTGAGTTTGTTATCACTAAAGATGAGATAATCAACAAAAACACGAACTCAAAGATTATATTTAAAGGAATCAAAACAAGTAGTGGAACACAAACAGCAAACCTTAAATCTTTACAGGGTGTTACTACATGGGTACTTGATGAAGCTGAGGAGTTAACAGATGAAGATGTATTTGATAAGATTGATTTATCTATTAGGCATAAGACAAAACAAAACCGTGTTATCTTAATACTCAATCCAACAACAAAAGAACATTTCATTTATAATAAGTTCTTTGAATCAAAAGGAATAGAAGCAGGAAGCACTTTAGTTAATGGAGATTGTACTTACATTCACACAACGTATTTAGATAACATTAAAAACCTTTCGCCTTCATTCCTTAATCAAGTTGAATACATCAAACAACGTAGACCAGAAAAGTACAAGCATACTATTTTAGGAGGTTGGTTAGATAAAGCTGAGGGTGTAATATTTAACAATTGGACAATAGGTGAGTTTGTCGAAGCATCACCAAGCGTGTACGGGCAAGATTTTGGATTTTCAAACGACCCTACTACACTTGTACAAACATCTGTTGATAAGACGAACAAGAAAATATACCTAAAGTTACACCTTTACCAAGCAGGGTTAATAACATCGGAGATTATAAACATAAACAAACGAATAGCTGGTAACAGTTTGATCGTGGCTGATTCAGCAGAACCACGTTTGATTAGAGAAATTAAATTATCAGGTGTTAACATTATTGAAGCAGTCAAAGGGCAAGGCAGCGTTACGCATGGTATTAGCTTATTACAAGATTACGATTTAATAGTTGATGCTGATTCAATCGACCTACACAAAGAGTTAAATAACTATTGTTGGCTTGAGAAAAAGTCGAATACACCAATAGACAATCATAACCACGCAATAGATGCTATTCGTTATGCTGTTAGTTATCAATTAGAAAAACCTAATCATGGAAAATACGCAGTACATTGATATAGCACAATTCAAAAGAGTAATAGAAGATTACATCTATCAGAAAAAAGGAATACGTATTACATTAGTCTTTGATAATCCAATGATGATGAACAAACACTTTAAAATGTTGTCATGGGCCTACGATTACGTTATACAAAAATCAAATAATTAAGTTATATATATATGAAGATTGAATTAACAATACCAAGTTCTATGGATGAGATTACTCTTGGACAGTATCAAGAGTTTATTAAGTCACAAGAAAACAATACAGATGAATTATTTATCAGTCAAAAATTGGTATCTATCTTTTGTCAAATTCCACTTTCTCAAGTATTAGCAATTCCTGTAAAAGAGATTGAATATATCGTTGAAAAAATGGGTAAGTTGTTTGAACAAAAACACGAATTTAAAAACACTTTCAAGTTAGGTGATAAGACATTTGGATTTATACCAAGTTTAGAAGATATTAGTTTAGGTGAGTTTATAGACATTGACACTAATATAAGCGATTTAAGCAACTTTCACAAAGCAATGGCTGTAATGTATAGACCAATCACTAAAAGTGTATCTAATATGTACGAGATTGAAAATTACGTTACATCAGCAAACTATTCTGAGGTTATGAAGTTAGCACCTGTATCAATTGCATTAGGAGCGCAGGTTTTTTTTTGGACTTTAGAAAAAGAATCTTTGAGAGCTTTGATAGTTTATTTGGAGGAAGCGCAGAAGGAGGTGACGAATTTAGCGAAGCAGGACAGTTTGGTAGAAAATGGGGTTGGTATCAACACATCTATATCCTCGCTAAGGGAGATGTACTTAGATTTGGAGATGTCACCAGAGAAACGCTACTTAAATGTTTAACTTATTTAACATTTGAAAAAGATAAAACAGAATTTGAGAATAGACAAATTAAAAAACAAATGAAATGACGGAATATTACGATATATTAAACATTATAAAGACGGAACTTGATGCAATTCCTATGGTTACTACGGTAACACAAGGTGCAATAGATGATGTTGACTTAAACAAACAAACGCTTTTCCCTTTAGCGCACATCATTACTAATTCAGCTACACCAACAATGAATACAATGACATTTAATTTGTCGGTTATTGCTATGGATATAGTTGACATTTCAAAAGACGAAACAACTGATATATTTAACGGTAACGATAACGAGTTAGATGTACTTAATACGCAGTTGGCTGTATTGAATAGATTGTACAGAAAAATAGGAATGGCTAATTACGACATTGAAATATCTAATGCTTCATGTGAACCGTTTACAGAACGCTTTGAGAATTATTTGAGTGGTTGGGTACTTACGTTTGATGTTACTATTTATAATGACATGAGTGTATGTTAGACAACGATAATGCGAAACGCTTTTTAACTGATTTCAGAAACTACGTAGTTAAGGAATCAAAGTCTAATTTAACGAGGCTAAAAAAGAGTTCGTCTAAAAAGTTGTACAATAGCATTAAGGGAACTGTAAAAGTTTCAAAGAATAGCATGACGGTAGACTTCTCAATGGAAGATTACGGATTGTTTCAAGATAAAGGGGTTAGTGGTAAAAGAAAGAAATACAAAACACCTTACACGTATAAGAGTAAGATGCCACCGCCAAAGAAACTTGATAAGTGGATAGTAAGAAAAGGAATAGCACCACGTAATGAGAAAGGGCAATTAATGACACGTAAAAGTTTACAGTTTGTAATTGCAAGAGGTATTTATTTTAACGGTATTAAACCAAGTTTATTTTTTACTAAACCATTTGATAAAGCATTTAAGCGTATGCCAAACGAATTGATACAAAAATACGGATTAGATGTCGACAACTTTTTAGAACATACATTAAAAGATTTTAAAAAATGAGAATATTTGCACGAAGCCCGTTTATCATTGAAGTAGACGGTACAGGAGGAACAACAACAACGATTGAATTATACATATGGAACGGTTCAGGTTCAGCACCTGCGACACCTACTTATTCAATTAGTAAAAATGTAGCGAGTGCATCTTTACCAATGACTTATTATAATGTTAGTCCTTATATTCAGGAGTTTATATCACATTTAGAAACTGACTACTTAACAAGTGACGGTTACGCAAACACACCAACAAACGAATGGTGTAATGTAGAGGTACAAATATTTGTTGATAGAGACAATATTGAAAATAGATTATATAAGGCTTACAATGGTTATGGTTATTATGGTGAGGGAACTAATCCGCAATTAAGTCCTGTTATGATTAGCCAAAACACTACGTATTATTTTCACAAAGATATTTATACTTACTTACCAAGTAATATCACTATTGAAACTAATTCAGATATAACAGTTGATTATTACGACAAAAACACGACTAACTTAATTTGGTCTCAAGGTTTAGCACCTGCTGATAGTATTGAAAATGTAGCGGTTTCTTTTAGTGATATTGAAAGTTACACTAATATTGAATTAGTTGTTGAAGATGACGGTACAGAAATAGCACGAATAAACTTTAAACAAATAGAGGAGTGTAAATATCAGCCTGTTGTTGTTGACTTCGTTAATAAGTTTGGTGCATGGCAAAGAATGTTTTTATTTAAAGCATCTTATAACAGTTTAGAAACTACACAAGATGAGTTTAACTATTTACAGTCTGATTTATTTGATTACGATGTTTTAGAGGGACAACGTAGACAGTTTAATACAAACGGTAAAGAATCAATCAAAGCTAATTCTGGATGGGTTGCAGAAGATTTCAAAGTACAAGTTCAAGAGTTATTATTAAGTGAGCGTATTTTAGTAAACAACAAACCAGCAAAAACACGAACTAAATCAGTTGACTTAGTAAAACACACAAACCAAAGTTTAATTAACTACACATTAGAGTTCGAGTTTAATTACGACACTATTAATTCAGTTGTATAATGGATAGAAAATTACAAATATACGTAGAGGGTAAAAGGTTGGATTTATTCCAAGATGAGAAGATTGTAATTAATTCATCTATTCAAAATGTAAATGACATTTCAAAAGTATTTACTGATTTAAGTCAATCATTTACCATTCCAGCCAACACGCATAACAACGCAATCTTTCATCACTTTTACAATTCAGATGTTGATGCTAAAAACGATGTGGTATTAAATTACAACATTCGTAGAGAAGCGTTGATTGAAATTGATTTAACTACACTACGCAGAGGCACTATACAACTCGATAAAGCTAATTTAAAGAACGGAAAACCTTACAGCTATACAATTACATTCTTTGGGCAATTAACATCGTTAAAAGACAAATTTGGTGAGGATAAATTAAGCGATTTAAATTATAGAAGTTACTCGCATGACTATACAGGTGAGGAAGTAGTAAATAGAGTAACTGGTGCAACTGATTACGATGTACGCTATCCTTTAATTTCAAGTTCAAGAGTTTGGCAGTATGGTTCTGGTTCGCAAAACATTGGTAATAGTTCACATCGAATTAATTATACTGAGTTATTTCCTGCTTTAAAAATCAATAGGATATTTGATGCTATTGAAACAAAGTACGGTGTAACATTAAGTGGTAACATTAGATTAGATAAACGCTTTGACAATTGTTTTCTTTACTTAAAAAATAAAGATACAATGGTTACTAATACAAGTGCAGTAGAGGTAAACATACCAAGTACATCATCACAATATTTTGATGCAAACACGAACCAAGTATTAGTTAACTATATTAGTGAAAATAATTTAGGCTTAACAGGTTTAATAACTGACTATTCAGGAACGCATTACATTACGCTTAATCTTACACCTTCAAATGGTGTTCAATATTACGTAGATGTATATTACAACGGGCAACTACAATTCACAACTACTGAAACAGGAAACACAAACATCGAACTTGGGCCTTTGCCTAATGTTTACGGATTAGCACAAAACATAAGCGTACAACTTCGCTCGGATTCACCGATGAGTTTTTCGTCAAGTTATGATTATAATTTCGTCTATAATCTTTTATTGAATGGTGTACCTACAAATGGAAATATAACAGCATCAGTAACAAACACATCAACGAGTTTAATATCATTACTTAATTTAAGTACATTAATGCCTGATATGAAAGTAGCGGATTTCATTAGTGGTATTGTAAAAGAATATAATTTAACTATCGAACCAATTAGCGAGACATCTTATAAATTTGAGACTGTTGATAGTTGGTATGCTGCTGGTGTTTTATGGGATGTAACAAAATACACTGATATAAGCAGTATTGATGTTGAACGTATTAAGTTATATAAAAAGATTTCATTCAAACATATTGAGAGTGAATCTTTTATGAATAAGCAGTTTAAGGAAAATAACATACGTGAGTACGGAAGTTTGGAGTATCAATTTGATACAGACGGAAACGACTACACAATAGATTTACCTTTTGAGAATTTACTTTTTAATAGATTAGCAAATAACTTGCAAGTAGGTTACAGTTTGACTAAAGCACCAGACTATAAACCGTACATTCCAAAACCGATGTTGTTGTTTTCAAACGACCAAATAAATTGTGATGAATTTCACATTAACGATGGTTCAACAACTCAAACTATTACTGCTTATGCTTCATTTGGACAGGATGTAATTTACAATTCAACTAACTATTCGTTAAACTTTGGTAATGATATTAGTTCGTTTTATAACGTGAATATTCCTAATTCAATGTTCATTAGTTTTTATAATGCGTACTTAAATAATTTGTACCAACGTAAAAACAGATATACCTACGTAAAGACGAAACTACCTTTATATATCTTAACTCAATTAAAGTTAAACGATAGATTGTTAATTAGAGACCATAGGTATATAATCAATGAAATGAAGATTGATTTAACAAGTGGTGTAGTAGACTTTGTTTTGATTAATGACTTTTCTCAAGTAATATCTAAAACATATAGTAAGATAATAGCAGGACAACAAACTTTTAATGTTCCTATTAGTTTTCCTAATGGTGCAATTGATATTACGTTTGATTTAACTGATGCAAACGGTGCTACAATAGACGAAGATACATTAACAGATGATTACACGTTACAGGTTACCGTACCGCCTTATTTACCAAAGGTATTAAAGGAAAGAGTAATTGCAGATGGTGGAGTGTGGGAGGCTCAATCATGTATTCAATCATTATACAATTTTGTTTATATAATTAAGATACAATATAATTTCCCAACTAAGACAACAACTGAAAACATAACAATATTTCAACAATGGTAAGTTTAAAACAAATAATTGATATTCTGCATTTGGATAACCACTACGGAATAAGCAAAGAAATAGATATTGCAAAGGGTATTAATAAATTACCTCACAATTTTAAGGATAGCAAAAAAATTATAAAAAGACGATTTAAAAGTTTGAACAATGGCTGAGAAAAGAGTAATAGAAATTGATGTAAATACAGCGAGTGCTGTTAAGAATGTTGACTTATTGTCTCAGTCTTTTGAGGATGTGTACGGTGAGATACAACCGTTATCGGGTCGAATGGGTGAACTTGAGGACCAACTATATGAATTAGCCAACGCTGGTAAAACAGGAACACAAGAATTTGAAACGCTATCGGCTGAGGTTGGTAGAATGAAAAAAGTAATTCAACAAACTGACATGACTGTTGATGCTTTGGCTAAAACTACATCTCAAAAGTTAGGCGGTGCTTTATCATTTGTTTCTGGTGGGTTTTCCACGTTTCAAGGCGCAATGGGTGCTGTTGGTGTTGATAGTGCAGCATTAGAGGAAACTATCTTAAAGGTACAGTCAGCAATGGCTATTACTCAGGGTATTGATTCAATGCGTGAAGGCTACAAAGATGTTAAAGCACTTACAGGAGACTTAGCAAAGAACTTAGCAAAAACAGCAATAGGACAGAAGTTAGTAACAGCAGCACAATTAGTTGGTGCATCTGCTATGAAAATTTTAAATGCTGTAATGAAAGCTAATCCAATCTTCTTAATCATTGGAGGTATTACTGCTTTAGTTGGTGCGTTTGCATTGTTTGGAGGTAGTTCAGAGGATGCTGCTGAGCAAGCTGAAAAGTTTACAAAAGCACTTGAAAAACAACGTGAGGCTATTGACGAAAACTTTGAATCTTTACAAAAGTCTCAAGCACGTAGAATGGAGTTAATGAAGGCGCAAGGTGCGTCTGATAAACAGATATTTGAACAAGAGCAAAAAGATACTCAGAAAAATATAAAATCTAAAATAGATGCTAAAAACAAAGAAGCTGAAACGTTAAGAAAATTAAATGAACAATATAAGGTTCTAAATAAATTAGGATTAGATGATGAGGCTGATAAAATAAAAGAACAATTAACAACATCAAGAGAACGTTATAAAAAACTAAACCAACAATCTAAGGATTACTATACTGATTTAAAACAAAATAGAAAAGTATTTACTGCTCAAGAAAAGCAAGAGTTAGCAGAGAAAGCTAAGGAAGATGCAAAAGAAGCAGAGGCAAAACAAAAAGAGGCTAACGATAAAGCAAAGGAAAAACAAAAAGAGCCATCGCTTGGAACAACCGAATACAACTTACTCGCTTTCGTTCCGTTTGGTG